GCTTGAGCGGCCTTCTTCGCAGCAACTAATTTGTTGATACGCTTCTGTACGCCCTTGCTTAACGAACTTTCTTCAGCTTCAGCTTCTTCTTCAATGGGCTGATCGGCCTGCACCTCAGCTTCAGCTTCCGAGTCCACGATTGGCTCCTCAGCTTCAACTTCAGGTTCAGCCTGCTCCTCTTTGGCGGGAGTCGCCTCCTTCTCGTCAAGGAAACCAGATTTAAGCAAGTCACTAAGACTTTGCTGATCCAGCAAACCGAGTTTTTGTGCAACGGGTGTCGTTCCTGCCTCCTGACTCCCGGCGTCAGGCTGTGTTTGTGCTTCGTTCATGCTAATAGGTAGCAAGTCCTTTATATAATCAAACCAGTAGCGCTGGTTAGCCCGCTAGTGGCGTTATGCCAAATCTTCGTTATTAGTCAAGCCATTTAATTCTCTTGCTTGCCTTCTTAATTCAATAAGCGTGCTCAAAGTAAGATTAATCCCGTCAGCTTGGCCTGCGGAATGTATTCTATCTTCTCCTTTGCAGTCTTTACTTATAGCCATCATCCAATGTTGCTCTTGCAACTGCTCGATAACTTTAAGCACTTCGCTCCAGACAATGTTTTTCCCTGAAAAGCCAAAGGCGTCCTTTTGATTTTCCGTCATTGTTGCGATACAGGAGTTACACCGATTCGGCCAATTTGCGCGTTTTGCTGCTGCATAACTGACATTTGCAGGCTCTTAACGTAGTTTTCAAACAGCGCCTTGAAGTTTTCATCCTGCTGCAACGCCGCCTGCGCTTTTGGGTTAGATTGCAACACTTGCTGCGCGTATTGCAGCTTGGTCTGTGCGGCAGGATCGTTCTCTTGGTACAGCGCCTCATTGCCAAGGAGCATCATGCCAATGTCACTCTGCACGTCCTTAAACATCTGCACGCTGGCCTGTTGTTGGTTGACGATAAGCTCGCTTGCCATCTCAGGCGCGATGGCCTGGATCATCATCTCGGTGAGGCGCGTCCTGTTAAGCACGCCGCCTGTGTCGAGCTGCGCAACCTTGGTTAGGAAGTCGATCTTTTGCGCGATGTACTCCTTGTCCATGTCCATCACGTCAAAGCGGACGTTAAGGTCGAACTCGTTGTGTATCTCGGACAAGCTTTGCGGCAACTGACCGCCGGTGACACGCAGGATCTCTTCCGGGCTCATGTACTGGCAGCACAATGCAAACATCTGCCGATAAATGTTACGCCAACTTAAGAGCCAACTGTTCACCAGCAACTGTTGCAACATCTGCGTCTTGGCCGGTGGCACTAGTGGGTTAATCGTGCCAAAGTAAGCTGCATGATTAGCCTCAACTCGGTTGATCAAGTTAAACGCCACCGTGGGTTCACGCGCAGGCGGCTCCATGAAGCTATAGTCCGTTGGACTTACGACAGGCAGCTGTACTCCTGGGCCCACCTTGTTGATGGCACCAATTCGTTTGACGACTTTGATGGGAGGTAGAGTCGAGAAGGCAGTATGATCCCGGATGGAGTCGTGCTGGGCTTTGACTTCATCTTGATCTGTGCTCGCAAGTTCGGGTATACCACGAGTATCAGTAATAGCGCGGCGCAACTGTTCGCGACGGAATTCAACAAACGGGTATTCGCCGTGAGCGTAATCAAGTCGCTGATGGATAGCCCACGAGGCTGCATCTTCTTTTCGATTGGACGCAGCTTGCGGACAAAAAACGGTGAAGTAGATGGCGGGAGCTTTTCCGTCGAGGCTTTTCGTGTAAGCATAAACAACCTCCACCATGTTCATGTAGTTTACGCCGTTGTAAACCAACATGGTCGTTGTTGGGAGCAGGTTGATGTTGTAGAAGGTACTGCTCTTGCCAATCTGCTGAAGCGCACGCTCAACCCAGTCTGGATCCCAGCCTTCAGTCGTGATCTTCTCGCGCAACTCAACCTCGGACATCCATGTCCTACGATAAATGACCCGTGATCGCTGCAAGTCAGCCGTCTCCGGCGGAACAATGATCTCATCCCAGGGCTTAAGCGCAACGATCTCGGGAAGATTGCGGCTGACGTACTCTTGGTCGTACGTCGCACGACCAGTCGTCGCCATCTCGTTAACCATGCGCTTTGCATTCGCCGCATCCAGATCGGGGATTGCAGCTTGAATGATCGCAGCAGCTTGATCTGGAGCGTCCAAGATCATCTGTGGCAACTCGGCCAACACAGATCCCTGTGCTTGCGCAGCCATCTGGAAGAGTTCTTCAGCGGTAATCTCCTGTGTACGCTTGCTGATGTTCTGTTGCCAACCTACAAAGAACGCGCTCCAGCCGTACTGCAAAGCGTACTGCGCCCCAAGCTCGGCCTCTTTGCGAAGCTCCTGCGGCATCTTAGAGTCGCGAATCCAGTGCAAAAGGTTCGTCGCAATGCCGCTCACTGGCGCATCGTCGAGGGTCACGCCAGAGGCCCGGATGGTTGCACGCTGAAACGCTGTGACGAGCAAAGCCGACAACTCATTACAGGACGAGTCAATAAGCCGGTTGCGAACGTCGCTCGCACCTTCAAACGGCCAAGCCGGGCTACCTTCTGGACGGGAATCGCTATGCTTTTTTCCGTCGTCAGTCTGTCCTGCCCAACGAGCAAAACGGATGTTATCAAACTTCGTCACCAAGTTACCCTGCGACGAGTTAATCATCGAGCGATTGTACTCGCTCAATAGCTCGCCGATGTCAGGCGTATCAGAAGCAATAGCTAAAGGGTCAACTGGTGAGATCATGTTAATAACTTCCTGTCATAGACATTCGTTTAGATTGTTTTTCCCAATCTAAGCCGCCAAAATAGGCTGGCTGCATGACAACCATATAGCCTAAAGCGTCGATAGGATCTTTACTAGCACCTTTTTGTCCATCTTGTCCAGTCCATTCCTTTAAACTATAAATTAAGTTCTGGCAAGACTCATGTATCATTAGTTTTGGGTGGTTTACTCCTTTTTCCATTGGTTTTTCTCTATCCCATGACAAAAGATCATTGATTAATAGCACGCGCTCCTCAATTGGCAGGGCTGCGGCAGGCGTAAAGATGAGCGGATTATCAGCCTGACTAAGCAAATCAAGCACGGTGACACCACCGTCTTTAGTGATCGTCTCCGTTCCAGCCGTCCGCGGGTCAATCCAACGATCCACGATCATCTCACGCTTGTCCCCGGCAGTCTCAAGGCTCCAGATAAGCTCGGTGTACTCATTCACTCCACGTCCAGCGCCCGCTTTCTGTGCCGGGCCAGCTCGACCGTCAGGCTTATCACTAGGCAGCGCCCATTCACCGTAGCTTTGATCGGGCCATTCACGATAGACCCATAGTATACCGTGCTTGTCTACTCTAGCCCAAAGCATGAACCAGTTACGCGCACCGGCTGGGTCGATAGCCATGTAGTTGCTACCCTCGGGAATGACCTCTTCAGCGTCACCCTTCCACAAGTTATGGTCGCCGAACATGGGGAACTCGGAGCCAGCCGTCTGATCTGCCCAGCCATAAGCGCGGATCTTGATGTCATGGCTAGAGCGCCCCGAAAGCTCCTGCTTCATGCGCTCCCAGTTGTTGTACGGGTTAAGCTCGGTATGATACCAGATGCAGGCATGTCGTCCGTAAAGGTTCTCAGCTTGATAAGGCATCTCGCCCTTGGGGACGGTTAGAACATTGTTATTCGGCAACAGGGGCGACTTACGGCTAGCCGTAACCTTGGCGCTGTTGATGTACTCCTTCACGACCTGGGTGTAGCCTTGCACCGGCGTAAAGGTAACAATCAGCTTGCCGGAGCGGGTAACCAAACGGTAGCGAAGGGTCTCAAGCCAGTTCTGTGGGACAAGTTCATCGCACCAGACGTAGTCTACCTCGCCACCTTCGACGACCTTAATGTCCTGGGCGTAGTTGAGGAACCAGATCTGATTACCCATATACACGGCCGTATTGTCGCTGAACCCGTTCTTCTGGCTAAAGCTAATCTGCGTATGATTAGTGCGCTTAATGTTTCGTATCTCTGGCGGCAGGTACTTGTAGAAGACGTTCTGCTGGGCAGAGACGCTGGTCATGTGGGTAGTGTGCAGGCACCAGATGCGGATGTTGCGCTTGCCGTGGCGCTCCTTTACCCACTCAGGCGCCTGCCCGTTAAGGTCAGTGCCGATGAAAGCTTGGGCCATACGCTTGGCGGCAAACTCGGTTTTTCCGCTGTTATGATGTGTTATCGTTGCATGAATGTAGTTATGATATACTGGAACGGTAAAATCCCAAACAAAGTCATTCCGCACAAACTCTATGGAAACCACCTCTAGATCTTCTATGGGATGAAACAGCTTTGACCCAGTAGTGAGGCTTGAAATCGGAGCCCATGTTTTATCCTTGCACATTACCAAGTGCGCTCCAGAACAAACAACGGGCCTTCCAAGGTTTGTCTTTACTTCAAACAAGTCGGCCTTGGCCTTTTTAAATGGCACCTCAGCTTCAGCCACAACAACCTGCTGCGTTTGCTCATCAATCGACAAAACATGGAACGGCTTCCTGATGGCATCTAGGCGCATTTTCTTGCCAGTCTTTGCGTCTGTTAAGACCGTCTCGCCAGCCAGGCATCTGTTCCCACCAAGGACGACCAACTCATTATAGCGGCCTAGCAGCTTATCCGCATCCGGCCAGTGCGGCAGCTCGTGGCCATACCGCATGGGGTCGTTCAGTTCCGCCTTAATCTTGTTCTCCCGCATCAAGAACAAGTCGAGTACTTTCTCGGGGCCAATGTTCTGGATCATCTCCATCCTTTGCCGCTTATTCGGCAAGGGAAGCGTAGGATGTTCCTCCAGCTTATAGGCTAGAACTTTCTCAATAATTTCCTGATTTTCTTCATTCATAGTGTTGACGTT